TTGAACAATTTCTGAAAGAAAATCCTGATATTGATGAGTGTATTGATTGTATAGAATGTGATGATGCACCTTCTATTGCTATTGAATAAATATTTTCATACAAAATGGAGATAAAACTTTGGCAACATATCCTATAGTGAATAAGATCACGGGTGAACAGAAAGAAGTGGAGATGAGTATTCACGACTGGGATCAGTGGAAGAATGACAATCCTGATTGGACACGCGATTGGTCTGATCCTTCGACTTGCCCTTCTCCCGGTGAAACTGGCGAGTGGCGTGACAAACTGATCAATAAACATCCCGGATGGAATGAAATTCTTTCTCAAGCAAGTAAAGCACCAAAGTCAACTGTAAAGAAACTCTAAAATGGCAAGAAGAAAGAGAAGCAATTCGGACCAACCAATCGGAGTTGGTCTGACTGCAAAGCAGGCAAAGAGAAAGAAACCATTAAGTTCAGAGTATTTGGTTGATATAGAACCTCTTACAGACAATCAAAAATTATTATTTAAGTATTTTGATGAAGGTAAAAATATTTTTGCTCACGGTGTTCCGGGATCTGGAAAAACTTTTTGCCTTCTTTATAAGGCACTCAAAGAAGTTTTGGATGAAAGAACTCCTTATGAAAAAATTTATATTGTAAGAAGTTTAGTTCAGACTAGAGAAATTGGATTTTTACCGGGATCAGAATCAGATAAAAAATCGTTATTTGAAATTCCTTATAAGAATATGGTGAAGTATATGTTCCAAATGCCTTCTGATGCTGACTTTGAGATGTTATATGGCAATTTAAAAGAACAAAATACAATTTCTTTTTGGTGTACTTCTTTTATTAGAGGAGTTACTTTAGATAATTGTATTATTATTGTGGATGAGGCACAAAATTGTTCAGCACACGAAAGTTTTTCTATAATTTCTAGATGTGGTGAAGATACTAAAATTATGTTTGCTGGGGACATTGAACAAAGTGATTTAGTCAAAATGAGTGAAAAGACCGGTATTATTGATTTTATGCGTGTAATTGATGTAATGCCTTCTTTTGAAAAAATTGAATTCAATATTGATGACATTGTAAGAAGTTCTTTAGTTCGAGAGTTTGTAATTGCTAAAAAATCATTAGGATTGTAATTTAAGTCTAGTTCATAAAAACTTATGTTATTATAAATAATTAAAACCTTTACGAACTAGACAATGTATAAAATTTATTTAATTACTAATATTGAAAATAAAAAACAATATGTTGGAATTACAAAATTTTCTATTGAAGAAAGATTTTTACAACATACCAGAAGGGGATTTATCTTAACTGAAGCGATTAAAAAATATGGAAAAGATAATTTTTATATTGATTTGATTGAAGAAGTTGAAAGTGCTGAAAGAGCATATGAATTAGAACCGTATTATATTAAAAAGTACGATACAAAAGTTCCTAATGGGTATAATTTGACGGATGGTGGTGATGGATTATATGGTGTAATTATAGATGATGAAGATAGAAAACGCCGTTCTAAAGTTATGAAAAGACTTCATAAAGAAAAAAGAACTGGTATGCACGGAAAAAAACATAGTGAAGATACTAAAAGAAAAATGAGTGCCACTGGTAAAAATATACCAAAACCTTGGCTTACAGGTAGAGTTTTATCTGAAGAATCGAAGCAAAAAATTAGAGAAAAACATTTGGGGAAAGAACTATCGGAAGAAACCAGAAAAAAAATCAGTGAAAATCATCACGATATTTCTGGGGAAAATAATCCGATGTTTGGTAAAAAGCATTCACCCGAAACTATTGAAAAAATAAAAGAAAGAGCAAAAAATCGTCCTAAAAGATTTTGGATTAATAATGGGATTGAAGAAAAACTTATAACAATTGACGAATCTATACCTATGGGTTATAATAAAGGGAGAGTGAGGTCTTAATGTTCAAACATATTGATATTGAACTCCCAAAGTTGGAGCGTGAGACAATTGATGGCGTGAGGTATTACTTCGTTCCTGATGAAGAAGAACTTCTCCGACTGGTCTCCATCACTTCGGTGACCAGTCATTTTAATAAGGAAATCTTCGTCAAATGGCGTAAGAAAGTCGGGGAAGCAGAGGCAGAGAAAATCACGAAAGCGGCAACAAGTCGTGGAACTGATACACATTCCTTAATAGAAAGTTATTTGTTAAATGATACTCTACCTTCTGTTCAACCCCTCTCTGACTTTCTTTTTAAGATTGCGAAAACGGAACTCAATCGTATAAATAATATCTACGCTCTTGAAGGTTCCCTATATAGTAAGCAATTAGGTATTGCAGGAACTGTGGATGCAATTGCAGAGCATAATGGTGAATTAGCAATAATTGACTTTAAGACTTCTAAAAAACCCAAACCACGTGAATGGATAGACCACTATTTCGTTCAGTGTATGGCATACGGTGCAATGTTCTATGAACTCACTGGTATTCCAATTAAAAAACTTGTAATCATTATGGCTTGCGAAAATGGAGAATGCGTTGTTTATGAAGAAAGAGACAAATCAAAGTATCTCAAACTACTTACCGAATATATTAGAACATTTGTTAGAGACAAACTCGCAGAATATGGAACCCAATAAAGAACTAGAACAAGTTATAGAAAATAAGTTTCTGACTCCATCAAAGTTTGCTCTCGAGATAGAGAAAATTGTGATTGAAGAAAACTTCAATTATATTGACGCAATCTGTCATTATTGTGACATTAATAATCTTGAAGTTGAATCGGTGACAAAACTCATTTCTAAACCACTGAAAGAAAAACTCAAGTATGATGCGATTAGTTTGAACTTTATGAAGAAAACCTCCCGAGCTCGTTTGCCTCTATGATCGTGACTCCTTTTGAAACCTATCAACACTATTTGAGTCTCAAGTCCCATTTTACTAATAGAAACTACGATTACTTTAAATATAATAAAAAAGTTAGAGCAACTCTAACTTCGTTTAACCGTCGCAAAGATAAGTATTTCTTCGAACGTACAAGTCGCAAATTATCAGACAAAGAGATCGTAGATTTTCTAGTATCAAACTTTGTAGCATCAGATAACCCACAGAACGTATGGATAGGCGAAATTATCAATTCTGGAGAAAGAACCTACCAAGAGTGGATGAAACGACAGCAGAGTTTGACCTACTTGTTCAAAGAGCAAAGCAACGAATTGTTCTCGGAGACAAAATTAGAGGATGCCTTGAAATGTTCCAAAGGACATCCACCAGTTCTCAAAAGGTTTCTAAGCGGGAAGTTATCGCTAGAAACTTTAACAATCTACGAAAAAATATTCCATTTCTCAACAGATTTTGATAAAAAACTTTTGGACCCAGTGTGGGAGACCGTCAGTTTAAAGATTTTAAAGTATGCTCCTTTTCTAAATACAGACATATTCCAGTATAAACGCATTTTAAGGGACATCATAAATGGGTAACTTTTTTGATTCCGATATTATTCAGGATGAATTAAAAGAAATCAACAGGTTACAAGAAGAAATCTACGGAAGCATCTTGTCTTTTGGTATGATGGCTCGTGAAAGTAAACTGGAACATATTGAGAAGTTGGAACTCTTGCTGGAAAAGCAACGAGTAATGTATACAAGGTTATCGCTTTCAGACGATCCACAAGCGGTTGAAATGAAAGATAACCTACGCAAATCAGTAGCACTGATGGGATTTCCACCAGAAACTGATATGAGTTTTCTTTTTAATAGTATGAATAAAACAATCGAATCACTCAAACAATATATTGACCGTTGAGTGTATTTTTGCTATAATATTAAAGTAATCCCCCGAATCCAATTTATCCGAGGTATCAAAATGGGTTTTTCTGACCTTAAAAAACAATCTAAACTTGGTTCTTTGACTGCCAAACTAGTCAAAGAAGTAGAAAAAATGAATAACTCCGAAAGTTCTAGTGATGAACGCTTTTGGAAGTTGAGTGTAGATAAAGGAAATAATGGTTTTGCAGTCATTCGCTTTCTTCCTGCCCCCGATGGAGAAGATCTGCCGTTTGTCAAAGTTTATAGTCACGCATTTCAAGGAACTGGGGGATGGTTGATAGACCAGTGCCTCACTACCATTAATCAAAAGTGCCCTGTGTGTGAGCACAACTCTGCTCTCTGGAACAATGGCACCGATGCTGGTAAAGAAGTTGCCCGTAAACAGAAGCGTAAACTGACTTATGTGTCCAATATCTATGTGGTGAAGGATCCTGCTAATCCTGAAAACGAAGGCAAAATCTTTCTCTTCAAGTATGGTAAAAAAATCTTTGATAAGATTATGGAAGCAATGCAACCAGAGTATGAGGACGAAACTCCGATTAATGCCTTTGACTTCTGGCAGGGTGCAAACTTCAAACTGAAAGCAAAGAGTGTTGCGGGTTATCGTAACTATGATTCCAGTGAGTTTGCGTCTGTTGGTGCTTTGCTTGACGATGATGACGCAATGGAAGCAATCTGGAAGAAGCAGTATTCTCTTGCCGAGTTTGTTGCTCCTGATCAGTTTAAGACCTATGAAGAACTCAAAAGGCGTCTTGATTCAGTTCTGGGTGCAAAGTCTGTTCGACTTGATGAAGAAGTCGAAGATGAAGAAGAGCATTCTCGTGGTTCTGTGAAAGATCTTGATGAGGATCTTCGCACCGAACTCAACAATCTTCAACCCACCCGCCGTGCTGCTGCACCCGTGGAGGAGGATGATGATACTGATGCACTTTCATACTTCGCCAAACTTGCCGAAGACTAATTCTGTGTTATAATACTGGGGAGGCAAGGGTCTCCCCCCTTTTTTATGAAATCTGATTATTACATTGATAGGATCACAAAGAAGCAGGCAGAAGAACTTCTTCTAACCTATCATTATCTTAAAGATTTTTCAAAAGGTTACAAATCGGGATATAATTATGGTTTGTTCCGAAAGAATGATTTTTCACCACTAAATGTTGGGGGACCAGTTGGGGTGGTAATTTTTACAGGACTTCCAGTTCCAGAAGTCGCACAAGGAGCATTTGGATTAGCAAGAAATGAGCAAGAAGGACTCTTTGAACTTTCAAGACTTTGCATACATCCTGACACCCAACAGGAAGAGTATAATATCACTTCTTGGTTTGTTTCAAGAGCGATTAAACAGTTACGAAAGGATACAGAAGTTAAAGCAATCATCTCTTATGCTGATAGTGATTTTCATTCTGGCACAATCTATCGCGCTTGTAACTTTGTATATGTAGGTCTTACAGATGCAAAAAAAGATTTCTACTTTGCAGACGGCACCAAGCATTCAAGAGGTAAAATGAAAGGTGCTGCAGGAGAATGGAGAGACCGCTCTCGAAAGCACAGATATGTAATGATGTTCGATAAGAATCTAAAACTCTTATGGTCCGATGAGACGAGTGTTCTCGGTACGGATTAGTTTCTTATTAACATATTGAGAACTTCGATCATAATTCATAATTACTCTCATATCATTTAAGAATTGCTGTAAATATCCTTCTCTTAAAACATAAATCTGTCGCTTATCTTCATTTAATTTAGATTCATATTCATAGTTTGTGACACCTATAACTGGATTTATTTCTCCAGTTGTGTCTGGCGCAAATGATGTAGTTTCATAGGCACCGATGCCTTTGTATGTTTCGCCATATGGTACAGTAATTTTAAAATTTGAATCAACAATCTGACCTTTTAGCAGAATCACTCGTCCTTTTGAATCTTTGACTTCAATGGTTTCATAGTGATGAATTTCTGATAAATTTGCAAGTGTATATTTGTTCTCGGCATAAACATATAAATCACGGTTAGACAATGGCCACTGATCTCTTACATTAATGATGCCAGCAGTTAATAATACGATCCAATCATAGTCAGCACTACCATAAAGTTTTTGAGCGACAAGATCTGGACGCTCACCTTCTTCAATTTGATATTTGCTGAATAAAGTTGTTTTATCTTGCAGCCAGTCAAGTAACTTAACTCTACGAAAAAGATTTTTAACTCTCACATATTCCTTTGATGAGTTCTTATGTGGAAGAAAGGATTGATAATCTAAATCTGGAAGTTCTCTGAAATAACTCATTTTAGTATCCTACTCCTTCTTCTACAAAATTATAATCTTCGGAGTAAACTGGATCAATTTCTTTAAATGTTAATCCCATTTGAATATGAACAGGTGATGCATCAGCATATGTTGCATAAGTTCCAGATGCTGTATAATTCACGGCAACATCGGTTAATGCACAAGGCTTAAATGTATTCAAGAATGGATGTTTAGCTGGACCACTTTTATAAGTCAGTTGAAAAAGACTTGGTGCTGTTATAAACAATCCCACATTACTATTTGGTCCAGAACCTGCTCCTCCACTTCTTGCCGACATTTCTCTCTTAAAGGTTTTAATAATCTGTTTAACTTCTTGAGCTTCATTACTAGATCTTGGTGCCATATCAAAGGTAAATTGAAATGTTCTTAAATTTATACCTTGAAATATTAATTCTAAATTGGAATTTAAAACCTGTCCAGTAGTTCTAGAAATTAATGATTGTGGAGATACATTTCCTCCTGCTATATTTGTTGCTTTTGCTGCAAAATATGCTAATGCTGCTTTTTGAAATTCTGGGGAAATATTTTTTGCA